GTTGCATTTGCTGTTGGTGTTCTTGTATCATTTACAATACTTAAATTTTCATATTTGTTAAAACTTAAACCACCATCTGTTACTGTAGTTGATTTTAATGCTCCGTCAAGATGAGTTGCAGTAATGATTGCATTGTTTCCTTTAAATGTAGTTGGTCTATCTGGATCAACTAATCTTAATTCTGCTACTGCTGGATTTCTAACTGATATGTTTGGAATGTTAACATAATTGTATCCATAACTTGTTGTATAAACACTATTGATTGTTCCTACTGTTGTGTTTACAAATGCTAATGCACTTCCTAACTTACTGTTTACATTTGCAACTGCTAAGTTAGCACTTAATGATCTTGCATTAGCTCCTAGTCTTGGAAATGCAGTATTTGTATTTGCATTTGTTGTAGATCCAGTTACATTTAACGGAACATTTGCAACTGCAGATATATCATCACTATCAATTAATAAAACTTCTGTATTACTTAATGTATCAACATAAAAAGAAGCACCTGTACCATTATCATCTGCCGTTACTGCTACAATATTGTTTCCTATTGTATAACCTTTACCACCATGTGTAACAGAAAATTGTATTGCACTAAAGTTATCTGTTTCAGCAACAGTTGCTTTACCATCTTTTGTTGAAGTTGGAGTTGATAGTGTAAGCGAATCTCCAATAACATAACCAGCACCTTTATCAGCTAAATTAATACCTGTTATAGTACCTGTAATATTATAGATTGTTGCATTAACTGTATTACCACTATTTCTTACTAATTCTAAATCTTGGAAGTCACCACTAATACCTGACAAGAATAATTCTTGCACTATAAATCCAGATTCAGTTGTTCTATTAATTCTTTCTACTTTAGCGGTAGCACCACTACTTAAACCAGTTATATTTTGTCCTAGTAATAATTGAGTATTACCTAATGCAGGATCACCAACTCTAATACTATTCTCTTTTACATATCTACCATCAGATGCTCTTAATATACTTTCACCTGGATCATATATTTCAATCTCTTGATTATATAATGCTCTGAATAATAATTGATAACTCTTTTCGGATCCTCTTGAAGTGTATAAGTCTTTAGCTCTTTTGAGAATAAAATGTGTATTGGCTAATGTTGATCTTGGAAAATCTGGGATAATTTCTCTTCTAAGATATTCAACATACTTGTCTATAGAAGTATCAACGTCTTGATAATTTAAAAGATTTCTACTTGCATCTAAAACATTATTAGCAGATTCCAAATATTCATAATATCCTTCAATAAATGATTGAAATAGTGGGGCATCAGATCTAATAAAATCAGGTAGCTGTTGTCCTATCTGTGAAGATATTTTTTTTGAAACAGCCATTAGTACACCAGATTAGTTACACCACCCGTTGATCCTGTTGATAAGATTCTTGCTGTTTCACTTGTAATAGTTTCAGTTGTTCCAGCTGTAGTAACATTTGAAACACTAGATTCTGTAGCACCAGTTGAATCGTTAACAATATCTATGGAGGCTTTTGAGATTAGTAGTATCATATTTCTTGCTGGACTGATGTCATTAATTGCTGGTTTACATTGTACTTCAATTGTACTAGAACTTGTAATTATTACACTTTTAATAACAACTAATCCTGTGCTATAATTAACCGTTCCAGCCGAAGTATTTAAATATGTTTTACTATTCTGAGAATCTAAGTAATAAATTCTAAGAACACCATTTCCATCATCATCTAAGAAACAAGTTTGATTTTGAAATGTAAATGAAGTACTTGCAACTGCACCAAGATGCCCTGCATGTGGATTATGAATTCCATTGTTAAAAGCTATACTATATGATGTTGTAATGTTTTGGTTAGGACTAAATCTTTTCATCATACTATATGTTATGTTTGCACCTACTATACTTGTATCACTTGCTACCATAGAACCAATAAATTCACTTTCTCTAAACTTCTTATCAAATAAACTTAAATTAGCAGTTTCAAAATTAACTACTGCCGTTGAAACTTTATCTGATATTGCACCTGCTGTTAATGTTGTTTGTCCAACATTATACCTTACTGTAATTCTAGGTACAACATAAAGATAAGTTGCATCAACAAAAGTAGGCGAGATAGTAACTACATTCTTTGATGTAAGAAGTGTTACCAATTCTGATTTTCTTTGATCTGATAATAAATTACCTCCAGTTGGTTTAGCAGCTATATAAACTTTACCATATATTGGTGGATCATTCTCTTCACCACCCCAAACACTTACTGCTTGTATATCAGGTGCTTCAGATAATATTGTTCTTGCATAGTCGTTTTTTATTACTGCTCTATTTTGTCTTTGGAAACTTTTAGGTGCATTAAATTTAATACTTGCAACACCTTCAGAGTTAGCTCCTCCTGATGCAGAGTTAGCAACACTTACTGTAAATGTTGATTGTCCACCTATTGTTGCTGGAGCAACAAAATTATTTGCACCATTGGTTGTGGATCCATTAACAACATTATAATCAGTTATGACTATATTATCATCATCAAGAGCCTTACCTAATATACCATCACCAAATAAAAGTTCATATTTACCATCATTATTTTCTTGAATAAAATATACTAAACTATTTGCTGCCACATCTACAACATTAGTTGCTTCATTAAATGTTCTTAATGATGTATTAGATGTACTTGTTTGTACTTTTACTTTTAATGTTGTTGTATCAGCATTATCATTATCTAAAACAAATCTTTGTGTTGTTGAAGTGTTAACTGTAAACTTTTGTGTTATAGGTTCACCTTCTTTGATTACAATTGTATTACTTGTATAGTTTTGTGATTGTAATAATACGTATGGTTGTCTTGTTGTAAATTTATATTGTACTCCGTCTATTGTAGAAGTAAATAAAGTATTAGATGCTACAGTTAAACTTACTACATTTGTTGTAGGTGTGACTGTAAGGTTTAATGTAGCAGAAGAACCTCTAGCTGATGTTGGAGTATATCCTAACATTTTTGCTCTAGCTACAACATTATTTCTTATCTGTGCGCTATCAAGAAACATTTCATTTCCAACCATGTTTGTATAGATTGAATTATAATAAGTATTATAAGTTAAAATATCTAACAAATTAGAAAGAGCACTTCCTTCAAAATCATAATCTGTAAATTCTGGTTTACTTCTTAAATAATTTTTAAGATTTGTCTTAATAGAATTAAAATTAATATCTGTTACTCTTATAGCACTATTTGCTTTAGCCATTATCTAACCTTCTCTAAAAAGAAATTAACTACTTCAGGATCAGTTTGGTTCACTGCTCTAAATTTAATTGTTACATTAATAGCATTACCATCTATATTACTATCAACAAACACATCTATTAATTCTGCTCTTGGTTCATAGTTTCTTATTACGTCTTCTATATCTTGTTTAATATCAGCTTCAATTTGTAAGCCATTACTTGCTAGATCAAATAATCTTGATCTAATATTTCCACCCAGAAATGGCT